CCGCTGTCGCGGTGATTGCAGTGCTGGATGGGATGAGGGCTGCCACACTTTTTACGGGCTTGATGTAGTCGGTGAGTCTTTCGATTCTCATAGCATCACCTATGCCATTTTCCCCACTTGGAAAGCTTCGGACTGAAGCACAACCGCACCGAGGCGGACATAGGCACGGAAGCCGACTTGCCCATTGCCTGAGTACAGTTCATTCAGGCGTCGGACTTCCAGGGTTTTGCGTTCGCCCCAACCGTAGAAATTCCAGTTGCCGAATACGATTGCATTTAGTCCGGTTGTGGCTGCGGGTACAGAATCAGACACATAGACCGGCTTGCCCCACAATTGGGGCTGTAAACCGCCCTGTGGGGTTGGCACGAATTGGAAGTTGTCGCCTACCAATCCCTGGATCAAGCCGAGGGTGGCGTTTTTCATATTCCAGCAAGCGCCATCCATGTAAGCAGAACCGAGCTTGTAATACAGCTCAGGGACTTCGGCGGCGTGGACGTAAGACTGGCTATCAAGGGTCAATGCGGCTGTGCCGCCAGCGATGACGGATTGAGGTTGACCGGAGCCTGTGCCGGTGAAGGCGATGGCGTTTTCGGTCAAGCCCCATGCGCGACCGAACATTTCCATCAGGGTCGCCTCAAGGTTGGTGTCAGTGTCTTCCAAAAGTTCCTCGGACACCTTGACTAATTTGGTGTACTTATAGATGCGGGCTTGCGGGTTGGCGATAGTTGGCTCATTCTCGTCATACGCAGCCTCTTCGGCTGTCAAGACAAAGTCGGTCATGCTGGTATCTTCAGAGACAAAGTCCGCATAATCGCGGTTGGTTTGCACAATGCGAGCACCTGCCCGACGAACAACCGAGAGTTCATCACGTTTGGTGATGACGCCCGGCATGAGCTGGTTGGGAACCAGGAACCCGCCTTCGGTGGTTGTGCCTTCCTGCAAAGCTGCCTTGCTGGCGGGGATCAAGCCCTTGATGGACTTGCTGCCAGATCGGCAATATTCAAGAAAGGCTTTGGCTGGATCAGGATCGCCAAGCGATTTGATGACCGCTGGAGCCTGTGTCAATCGGAAAACCGGAGCGGGGCGCATTGCCTCCAGCGCGGCTTTTACCTGCTCTGCTACCAGAGCCTTGATGTCGATCTCTGGAGCCTGTACGGCTTCAGGGGTCTCGACTTCGATGTTTTCGTTTTCGTCCATGATATTTAGTTCTCCTGTTTGGTTAGTTGATAGGGTTAAATTTGACTTTGCGGCGTTGCCTTCCACTTCGACCTCTACGCCCGCGGGCGTCTGTGTCTCTGTGCTATCAGCTTTTGCCAAAACAACAGCGAGTTCATTCGCTGGCTGTCTCCAATCATTTGTGTCGAACAGTGCCAGTTCGCCAATTGGCCATACGTTTATAACTCCCTGACGCGTCTTGCGCACCAGGTGACCAATCGCCCCGGAGGACGCCCGCAACTTATCTTGTGGCGTGGCGGCTATCCGGTCTGCAAGCGGTTCGTTTTGGTCCAACGTGACCTCGAACCAATAGCCTTCATCGTTCATTTTCTGGAAGGTTGCTATGCCTATGATGACAGGGATGTCTTGAATAGTGTAAGGCTCATCCGCCCCGAAACCATGATAATAAGTAACCGGGATGGATTTGCCGTCTTGCAGCCATAAGTCGGTCTTGTTGCTGAAGGTCTCGCCGTCCGCATCTCGCCCTTCGAATATGCCACCGAAGGGGACACCCAGCACGCTGTACTTCTTGCCGGAGTATTCGCCCGGCATACGCATACGCTTGACCAAGTCCCACGAGCGCGCACCCTTGTACTCACCCGTTGCCAGTTTTATTTTGAATTGATAGGCGTTGATTTCCATTTATGCTCCGGTAACAAAAAAATCCCATTCGTTAAGAACGGGATTTCTGCGGTTCTGGTTTATGCGCAGGCACGAAGCCGGGGCTGGTTGATATGGTTATTTATTCTTTCTGTTTAAGTACTCCAACAGGCTTGCGCTTGCTAGGGTCGCCCTCTAGTATTAGCTTTTCCAGTTTCTTATTTTCAGATAATAAATAATTGTGCAACTGTCTGCTTAATTCTGCCTCAATTATTTCTTTAGTTCCTAAAGAATCATCTAATAATTCTTTAGATAATTTTACGCTTAATGTAATTGTCTTATCCATTATTCATTCCGCATTATTCCGAATATATCCGGAAACTCTTTGACGAGACGATCTTTTTCACCGTACAATCCGGCGTAAAACCCTGCAGCTAAAACCATATCCTGATTCTCAAAATCAATCAGTTCTCCGAAGAATAGCGCTCCTTCAAGCATCTTTCTTATTCGGGCTGCATCGCTTTTTATGTTATCAAGCTTCCATTGATCCATTTTGGGCTTATCCTCGATGATAATATTTCCGTGACCATCCGTTACGCCCATTACAAGCCTGTCTTTGACAATTACCATTATCCATTTCCTCCGATTGAATACTTTTTCTCAATGGCTCTCACAACCATTAGAAGCGCACGCCTGATAAGTTCCCAAAACTCTTTATCACTCATAAGATTATTATACAACTTATTTGCCGTGTTCGTTCAGCCATTTTTGTACCTCAGCGTTGGCGTATCTCAATGCCCCGGCAAGGTTATTCTTGACCACCTCCGAGACCACCCGCCAGCCGCGCTTCTTGTGTCCCAAAGTCTGCTCCTCATCCTGCATGACGAAGTTAGGATAACCCAACGGATTGATGATCCGCTCCTGGTCTCCGATATGCTGTATATCCCAGGCTCGCTGCATCTCTCCGGTGCGATGTGGCACGCCCGGATCAATCTTGCCTTCGCGGATCTTCGCCATGACATAGCGGCGTTGCTTGTCAGACTTCCAGCCGCCCGCCTGTTTGACCGTGATGTGCTTGTACGGGACGTAGTGCATCAACCCGTGTCCCTTATTGCCCATTGTGTAAACCAATACGCTGTGATGCGCAATCTTCTTTGTGTCAACGGGTACGGACTTGAGGAAGGCCGAAACTTCTTTGGCATTGCGGATGGTCACCTGAATCATAGATGACCACCTGCAACAGCGTCAAGTATTCTGGATAGCGCATTAGGAGATCTACGCTTATTTGTTTTCTCTCTTCGGCATTGACATTTCCACCCACCACAAGCCAAATTATTTCCTTGTGGATTGACTTGTGCGGTTTCCCATTCTGACGCGTAAGCCACCAAGCCGCTGAGCTGCGAACAGCTGCTACAATGCTCTTCTGCATGTCCTAAAATCCATATCTCTTTTCCGCCAGTATTTAATGCGATCAGGTGTACTGCCATGTTATACGCCTCGTTGTACCTGTTCGCCCACAATTGGACACGGCTCAATAGCGGGTCAACTCCGGTCTGGTCTACTCTCGCATCCACGATGGCACGGTAAAAGTCGTCTATGTGTGACCATTGCTCGCGCACCATTTCTTGACTTGCATCCCTGATGTACTCAGGCGGAGGTAACTCGTTGCCGTCATCTGTCCAGGCAGTCTCAAAAGCCTGCGAGATTTGCCCCAAAACAAGGTCTTGCATGATGTTTACAAACTCCCCGCCCAAGTCGCCATCGTAAACATTACGCACCATGCGGGTTAGCGTTGCCTGAAAATACTCCACCGTCTTGACGCCCAGACTGACAAGTGAGACCATGAGCGTGAGTGGTATCTCGCGTCCGCATTTTTCCAGGTATTCAACTGCATCAATCAGGGCTTGATTAATCATTTATGTCACCACACACAAAAACAATCCCAAATTCCACAACGGAGGGATGCTCGCCAACGCGGGGATTATCCACGCCTTCTTTCCGAAGTCCAATCGTTTCATCAGCACGCAGATGATAACCGTCACGGATAGCTTGACCGTAATCCACACCCAAACAGGAAGTCCTGCCATGAACGGGTTAGCCTCGTAAACTCCTGGAATATGCAAGTTAACAAGCGTGGTTGTGATGTCGAGTAGTTCTGCGAGGAGGAAGAGGGTTATCATAGGTAAGCACACACGGCACGCACAACTAAGGTCGTTTGGTCGTTTCTGACTCCGATGGTATTGATACTGGGTGCGTCAGTCATAACATTAATATAATAATTAGTTCTGGAAGTCAAAGACAAAACCTTCTCTGTAGATAACAGAGCATTAAGGCGATTAACCGCTGAAACAAAATGCTTTGTAGTAAATTCAACATCACTAGCAGAATTATTAGCAGTTGATAAGGTTACATAAATAGGACAGGATGCGGCGGTAGCAAAGTCGCCATTTGCTAATATATAAGAAAGAGCTTTATAATAAATCGCCCAACACCCTATTGGAAAATTTACAACTAACCCTCCTGGGTTATACCATGTTGATGCGGTTGGCGTTGTCTGCACCCGAGATACCGAGTCTTTCATTGTAAAAGTCCATTTGTCTGGACTAATCGGGAACCCGTATGGTGCTTTTACCATCGAATAATTAGGACTTGTGACCGCCGCCGTTGAAACAACCGAATAGTCCGTACCGCCGTATAGGGTTAATCTTGTGGTCGCTATTGCGTGAAGTATAAAACATTTTTCAGTAGTGTCTGTAAATTTTATCCTCATTCCAACATAAAGAATACCGCTCAAATCTCCCGAAGTATCAACGATAAACGTATTCTGTACCACCTGCTTGACCATCGGCGAGGTTGTGGTATGGTTAAGAGCCAATGTGTTTACGGTCAAGTGTGTGTTTGCGTGGACAACCGTTATTGTTGCGTTCTCTCTACCCGCACTTGAGGATACCTCTACCAAATCTCCGACCGTAAAACCTGACGTATCAGCCATAGCCAATTCAATGTTATTCCCTGCAGCGGGATCGCCTGTATAAGCACGCTCGACATAAAGAGTATCCGCCAACTTGACCACAGGTGTTGTCGTTGTGTGGTTGTTTACTAAATAAGCAACTGTTATTGACGTGTTAGTCGTTACAACTGTGATGAGCGCATTTTCCACGCCCGCAGATGAAGATACTTTTACTACATCCCCAACTGCGAAACCTGACGTATCGGTCATTTCGAGAGATATGTTTGCCCCTGCTGCGGGGTCATTCGTATACGCTTGACTTCGCGGAGTCCATGTTCCCGAAGCGGCTATCCACCCGTTAGTTGTTCCCAGTGCCGTCAACGCCTCCCTCACCGCCTGCTCTGTTGCTATCTTCACATCAGAACCAGTCGCGTCCACAGTCGTTACTAACTCAAGCCCGTCCTTCAATGTCTTGGAGTTTGCCCCGTTCCATTGGGGAATGAAGTTGTCTGTGTTGGTTGCGGGTGCGATTACATCCCCACCACCTGCGGGTGCGGTATGCACATGGTCGCGCCTTGCGGCTATCAGGGAAGAACCTGGTGCGGCAACTCCGAGAGCCTCAGGGTTGGTCGTATCAAACAGGGGCTTGTTGGTATAGGCTGTTTCAGCATTTGTCAGTCCAACAAAATTCATCAATCCCGCTGCTGGCGCGGTTGCCTGTAACAATAACCCGTGATTGGTCGTATTAGCATTTAAATCTGTGTTAGCGTCTGGGGTTGCGAAGTCATCCAGTTTGGTCGCAGCTATCGAAGTATTTGCCGCATTATCCCCCGAGTTCGTGTTCGATGTATTTCCGATCACAACCTTCTCTGCATCGGTCACATAATTATCGTCAGCCCCCAACACGGCGGCATAAACACCGTCAAAATAAGTCTTTAGAAAAGCCTTGATTTGTGTCCATGTGGAGGTTACTAGAGCATCCGAGGCTGTGCTATCTCTATAAATAGCTTTGTCAGCGTCAATCGGTGGATTTTTAACTCCAACCGCGCCTAAAGCAGTATCTCCGCCAGTCGCATGTTTGAGTGAGATTGCAGAAGCCACGTCCGCATCCGCTTTGACCGCCGCCAATGTCGTTTTGTCTGTGTCCAGTTCGTTGATTGCTGCCTGTACGTCTGTTGCGATTATTCCACCCGCAGGAGTATTGGTTATTGCGCTGCCGGCGTGTCCGTGTGCTGCTGTTGCGAAGTCAGAGGACTTAGAACCACTATCCTTGATTAACTTGCCGGTCGTAAGGTTGAACGATGCAAAGTTGTTGCCTACTGCCGAAGCGGGTCCAACCACGTCACCGCCTCCAGCAGCCACTTCCCAGCCTGCATTTTTCCGTGAGTACGCATTGCCGTCTACAGGCGCCTCGGTTATCCCGCCGCTGCTCCTGCTGGAACCGCCGCCACCGCTCCTTGTTATTTGTGGCACCTGCCAACCGTCTGATGTCAGCACAAGGTATTTTTTCTTCGGGGCCGGCACCGCGCCCGGAGTGTCCAACGTGTAGATCGGCAAGTCCTCCGGCAATATAGCCGGTATCTTTATGCTGGAAATCATGGCAGCCGCGTCTTGATTGGACAACCTGCGCACGACATCAGACGGGATGCGGATACCCCGCTTCTCGGCATACGCTATGACGTCCAGAAGCAATTGTTTGTTACTCTTTGCCATTGGAAAGTTTCCTGATGACTTTCAGCACCGCATCCGTTTCGTCTGGCTCGTTGCCAGTAACTTTGATGTCATTCTTGATGGTCACGGGTGTTGGCTCCACCACGACCGTCACGTTTGGCGGCTCCTGTGCCTTTTGCGCCTCCTGAGTGATATTCACGACAGGAGTTTCGCCGGGATGATTGTGTACCGTGACATTGATAGGTTGTGCTGTCTGGCTGGTCTTCTGCAAGGCTGCGACCTCCAGCTCAATCGCCTTGAGTATCGCCTCCGCCTTGTTGTCCGGCTTGCCCTCGGGCTTGTCCGCAAATATGCGCTTGACATCCGCCTCTGTTTTGGCGTCCTGCAATGCCTCAGAAATTCCGGCGTGCAAATCGTCAGGGATGCAGTCGCTGGCAAAATCTCGGATGGTCTTGCCGGCGCGCACGCGTGAGATCGCCATGCGCTCCCATTTCGCTAAATCCTGCTCAGCATCGCTCTGGGTATTGTCAGCCGGCACAGATACCGGAGCAGGTGCAGGCTTCTTGCTCAATTCTGCTATCTGGTCATCGTCGAGGTCATAACCAAGTTGCTCCATCGCCATGAGTAGAGGCACGCCCGCATCCACCAGGCTCTTGAGACTGCCAGCCCGCGCGGCTTCATCTGCCTGAAATACGTCCAGATCTTCAAATGCCAGCTCGACCCGCAAACCCATGAGGGAGAATAACTGTTCGTTAGCAATGTCCTCTGTTCCCTGACCGGATGGTCTGACGGTATCCTGCCAGAATGACTTGCGATGTTCCTCGGCACTGGCGCGGTTGCTCTCGGATCGCAGCATCCCTTCAGGGATCCCAAATGCGTATTCGATATTCTTGGCGGCAATATTGTAGTTACTATCCATCGCCATGTCAGATATTTTGGGGGTGATGACTTCCGGCTTCATGGTTCCCCGCATCCGCATCGCCAACACCCGCCAAGCGTTGGATATGCCGGTCATATTGCGCTTGAAAAAGTTCTCCACCCTTTTGCGCTCCGGCTCATCGATCGTCCCGTCAATGGCAACGATGGTCAGCGGCATGGCTCCGCTCTCAAAGAACTTGCTCGAGAACCTGGACATATAATGCAACAATCCGCTATCCGCCAACGCTACACCGGCAGCGCTTACACCCGGTCCAATGTCATCCTCAGGGTTGAAAAAGTCCTTGACGTAAACGATGTCATCTTGCTTCCAGGTTGCCACGACCGCACCGTTAATGGTCTGGCTGAATTGCAAGCTTCCGTCTGCCAATAACTTGGGCTGGTTCATCGTGAATGGATTGATAAAATCCAGTGTCTTGGGTCGGTACGGGTTCGGTAATTTCAGCCAGAACGCAGCGCCGTACAGCAGTTTGGATGCCTCGGTCAGACGCAGGAAGCGGGAGGGGGAGAGCACGAACGGCCAATCCACCAGGGCATCAGACTGGTTGTAAACTCTGACCGGCACGCTTGAAATAGCGTCGCAGCGCAAGCGGATGGAGCGATAGACCAGCGGGACCAGCTTGTACGACGCCTGGGTAGTCTTGATCTTGTCCCCGTAATCATCCTCGGATGACGCCCAGGACGGGATGTGGGTGATCGCTTTGATAATCTCGCTATATAATTTCGCCATGTTTACGCTCCAAATAGGATCTCAAAAACTTCCTCTGATAACTCATTATACATCCCACTGGCCGCATCCATCTCATCATCATGCGGCAAGTCTGGTTGTCCGTGCATGTGGTTTAGCCAGCGCTCATTCCACTCCCCCCGCAATAGTTTTACATTTCCAGCCAACGCCTGAGATGCAAGAGGTTTGGCGCGGGTGATTTTGTCACCTTGCGGTGAGACGCCATGAACATCATACCCAGCCAGCATTTTCACAATATAGTTTGCGTCCCGTTTTCCACTGGCTCCGCCCTCCATCTCAAAACAGATCGCAACGTTTTTACCGTCTTGACCGGCTGTATTTTTCATGTCTGTGTCAGTCCGCGCCGGATCAATTTGTTCGGCGGTTGCATCTAAAATATAAGTGATTTTGTCCAGTATCTTACCCTTGCAGGATGCTGTAAAATCTGGATCATGTGATTTTGTTTTCTTTTCTGTGGCTGCCAGATCCCAGAAACGAACCTCACGCCCCCCCGCTGGAACCGCATCAACAATTTCAAACCACGCCTTATTAAATAGTTTCCCCGCCGCCGGTTTTATCAACCAGTTTCCACCGCGCTTACCATCACCGAGTAAACGCTGTCGCTCGATGTTATCCAGTGCCTGTAGATTTGCGAGATAACCTGGATCAGCATCCAACAATGTCTGATTGTCATACACGGTGGATAAAATAAAGGTAACACTTTTGGGGGTACTGTTTGGGTGTTCAGACTGCAAACTCTCTGCATCGTCTGCCCAATAAATACGGTCATGCTCGCGCACCATCCAACGTATCACGCCGGATCGCTCCTGAATGGCATATCCATCTTCTCCAATCCACCACTTCAAAAAATCAGCCAACCAGCCTGGCTCTGGGTTTGCGGATGCTCTGATGTATGGGCGCACACCACACATGGAACGGTTACGAGATAGCATGTAAAAGAACTGCGAGGCTGTAAATGTCTCAAGTTGGTCAAACTCGATCAACGGTATTTGGGATGACTTCCAGCTCTCTTTGTCATCCTCGCGCTGCATGTGCGAGAAAGTGATCTTTGCCCCGCCAGGAAATTTGAATTGGCGTGCTGTCTCGTTTGGATCTGCGTTGAGCAATGGGTATATCTTTTTTGCTTCATCCCACAATGCGCCCTCGTGGGTGATCTCTGGTATGGTGCGCCGGAATATTACTGCCCCAAAATCTTTATTGTTTATGTGTCTCAATGGTTCAAGCAATAATGCCCATGTCTTTCCACCGCCAGCCGACCCTCCGAAAATAGCAATATCAGCTGGGGAGGATAAAAAGGTTTCTTGGCGCGGCTGCGGTCTGATGTCTGTCATTTGTCGCGCCCATTATCCGGCATATATACCATGACGTTTATCTTTTCACCCATACTGGTGAAATCTGTCCGGTCAATAAATAGGCTGTGCATCTTGCCAATCTGATCCATGGCGTGTTGCGCATCGTGCAATTTGACCTTGACCCACTCATCCTCCCATTCTTCTTTATACTCTCCCGATCCTTCCATCCTGCGGGTGCGCTTACTCTCGATCTCTTTGACCAGGTACATATGTGCTTTGGCGCGTGGATCGTTGAAGTTGAAGTACACGAAACCTTCATCTGTTACTCGAATAAATGGCAGCGTGTCTGCCCTGGCCATCTCTCCATAGCGCGCGATCAGTTCATCCACTCCCATGGCCTTTTCTTTCAGGCGTTTGGTTATGGCAGCGGCTATGTTAGGGTTTGTTAGAGCGGTCGAAGCTGAAGATCTGGCAGCGTTATATCCTGATGTTGGATGCAAATCCATATACGCCATGGTTGCGTTCATACCATTTCCAAAGTACGCATCGACGAAGGCTTGTTGCTTCAAAGTAAGGATACCCTTATCCTTTGCTTTTACCTTTGACTTTTTTGCCTTTGGTTTCTTCGCTTTTGGCGTAGGGGGAGTATCTTGTTTTTGGTCTGACATTATCCTCTTTCGCTTGTATCTGAATTGGTGTAACGTTCACAAATAACGCCGCAAGTTCCACCAGCATATTCATTCTTTTGGCTTGCATCATTGCAGCCGCAGCCTCGATGTCTTTCTCTCCCATGTCCAACGTCAATCTTATCCCGCCGTCAGACATGGTTTCAACCTTGATAACCTGTCCGGTAAAATGGATAGGCTTATTACTTGCTGTCATCTTCCTGCTTTCTGTTTCAACAAGTGCGCCAGCCCATTGCTGGAGATAATATCTTCCAGATATTTCACGCGCTCGCGCAGTTCCTGATTTTCACACTCCCATCTCTCATTGATCTTGTCCAGCTGCTTGATTTTGCCTTCAAGTCTGGCTATGGTGTCTTGCTGGATTTGTACCTTGCCAACCAGTTCTGTTATCCGTAACCCGAGCGGCTCGATCAGGGTATTGGCGGCTTTGGTTATGTTCTCAGCCGCACTGGAGGCAGTCACATGGCGGTTGCCCCACACGACAATTATGGTGGACAGGAGACCGCTGCCGAGAATGGTCAGGATCATTGTGGTTAGATTATCCATATCGATTCACCTTTGCGGTAAAGTTGGTTGTCATCAGGATAAATGTGAGTATCGAATGGACGCGGATGCCGGATGACCAGCCGTTGATGGCAGGGGTGATGATCGGATACCCCCCAAGGAAAAGAAAATACGTGTAGAACAAAACAATATGTGCTATACAGACTGTGGCCAGTAACTTACACACTCTCCGGCGGCTGACCCTGTACGTCAGGATCATGTAGATAAGCGCCGCGATGGAGATACCGTACAGTATCGGCGATGTGATCGGGTTTGCCATTTCAGGCTATCCGACTGCAATTGGATCTTTTGCGCTCTGGCTGGATGTCTCAGCTACGACCACCACGGAGTTACCTTTGGGCAGCTCGACGGTCTTTGTTACAGTTGTGGTTGTGTCATTCCGTAAGGTCTTCAGCCATTCAAGTAACCGGTTTATGGTCGTGCTGCCAGTGGATGCTATCAGTCCGGCAAATAGGTAACCAACAATGTCCGCCACGCTCACGCCCAATTTTAAGAACAGGTTGAATTGCAGCAGGAAGGCGCAGGCTGTGCCGATCAGGATTGCTGATAGTAATTTAGTTGAACCTTGCCAGGTGGGGGATGTGATCTTCTCGAACAGGGGCTTGAAGACTTCAATGAGCCTTTCAGCCGCAAACGAGATGGTAAGCAAAACAGCAAACACAGCTATCAAATTTTCGATCATTTTATATCTCCTTTGTAACGAACGGGAACCATTACTTATTATTGTACAACATATTTTGGTTGATTAGACAATACATTGGTGGCAAGCGAGTTTCCAAAAAGGCT